GCGTCGGTTCAAGAAGTGGGTAACCAGCGAAGTACTTCCGAGCATTCGCAAGACTGGCTTCTACGGAACACTCTCCAACCCCATCATGAACATGATCGTCCAACAGGCGATCCAGTACGACAAGCTGGAGCAGCAGCAAAAAGAGCTTGCATCCCAACTTCAGACGGCAACAAGCCTCATCAGCGCTACGTCCGCGCGCGTCGAGCAGGTGGCAGCAGTGGTGGGGGCTCAAGACCCACAGTTCTACTCCATCAAGGCTTACGCCAACATCCTTGGTGTGCGTGTGGATGACCAGGCCGCCTCAAAGCTCGGACGGGTCGCTGCCCGCGTTTCTCGGGAGTCAGGTGTCGACGTGGGGTCGGTGAAGGATCATGCGTGGGGGAAGGTTAACGCATACCACGAGTCGATCCTTGAACAAGTCTTCGAAACTCTGTAACCAAAGGACCTCAAAATGACACACGTATTTTTTGACCCCGAGCTCAAAGCCACCCATGACCTGCTGATCCACACAGACAACCTGCGCCGCGCAAAGGACGGTATCAACCGTGCAAAAGCTGCCCTTGAAGAGGCGGGATGTGGCAGTTGTGAGGGTTGTGACTGCCAGGATGAGGTCAGGACAATCAACGACTACGCAAGCGACTACGGAATTACGCTGTCAGTCGTAGCGCAGGGCGAATTAACTCGCGACGCCTTGAGGGAGATGATTAAGCGCGGCGAGCAGGCGCAAAGAGTCCCGGATGGCAAGTGGGGGTACGTCCGAGTGTTCCCAGACTCAGTCCTCGAGAAGGTTTTCGCCCCTGTTTTAGAGGGAAGTGGCTGTGTTTGACCCGTTTTTGGATGATCCTGACGCGCCAGCACCTGCGCCGCAGGGCCTTGACGCGATGTCACTGGATGAGCTCCTTGACCTGCGTGCCCAGATTGACTCGAGGCTGCCGGTCAAGAACCTAAAAGACCTTGATCTGACTAGGGAGTTGGTGTTGCAGACTCAGGCTCTTCAGGCCCTGCAGCAGCGCGTGATGAACGATGCCGGCCAAACGCCGGCAAATCAGATCGCGCAGTGCGCGTCGAGCCTGAGTACGTCTTTGATGAATCTGGTGAAGGTGCAAAACGACCTGTTCACGAGCGAAAGGCTGAAAAAGATCGAGAGCATCTTGGTTGAGTGCGTTCAGACGCTGCCGGCAAGGGCTCAGGAAGCGTTCTTTGACAGGTATGAGAAGGAGCTTGGGGGTTGATTATGTCGTGGAGCGAGTTCAGATCTCTCGTGAGAAAGGCGCAGGAGTTGAGCAAGATCACCGGGTTCGACCTGGAGATTGATCACATTTATCCAATTATGGGCGAGAACGTGTGCGGATTGGACACGCCTGCCAATCTTCAGATCGTCACACGCCGATACAACCAAGACAAGGGCAACAAGATGCCCGGATTTCTGGCGCATGAGCATTACGCAACCGAACCTTGGGAGGTTTACTATGGATGAGATTGCAAAGCACCACCTGGACAGGTTGCGGCTGGCTACAACACACAAACATGTCCGTACAGAGTTGTCAACGTGGATCACTGATAACACGTTTATCAATGGTAAGAACTACTCGTACAAAGACCACGAGTACCAGAAGCGGATCGTGGACGATCCGAGCAAAGAGCTTGTGTACTTTAAGGCCGCGCAATTGGGCTTAAGCGAAATTTCGCTCCGCATGGCCCTCGGGTTGGTCATGACGACCCACGGAGGATTGAGCCTAGCCTATGTATTCCCAACGGCGGGTTTCGCGTCACAGTACAGTCAAACACGATTTCAACCCATCATAAATTCGAGCCCTCTTCTGAGGGCCTCGATGACCACAGAGGACATTGATGGGGCGGCTGTGAAGACCTTCGGACCTAACCGCACCATATTCTTCAAAGGCGCAGGAATAGGTACAACAAGTGCCATCAGCGTTGCGTTAGACGCTATCATTTTTGATGAACTTGACTTTTCCAGTCAGGATATAGTGGGGGATTACACGTCGCGTTTGATCCATTCTAAGCACAAGATGAAGATCAAACTCTCCACCCCAACCTTCGAGGGTGGGCCGATAAGTACCGCGTTCCAGCAATCTCGCCGCTGGCGGAATTACTGCAAGTGCAGCCACTGCAGCGAGGTGTTCTACCCTGAGTACTACAGCATGGTGAGAGTCCCAGGGTGGTCCAAGCACCTTGACGAGATTACATCTGAGAATCTGCACCTTGTCGACTATAAGAACGCAAATCTTCACTGCCCGCACTGTGGGAAAGTACCCTCCTTGCAGCCCGAGTTCAGGTTCTGGGATTGTGAGAATCCGTCTGAAGATCACATAGCAACGGGGTACAAAATAACGCCGTTTGACGCACCAAATGTAATTTCCATCCCATACTTGATCGAGGCCAGCACCAGCTACTCCAATAAGGCCAGCTTCAGGAACTACAGTCTAGGGGAGTGTGCGTCTTCGCAAGAGAATGGTCTGACCCTGGAGGAGTTGGAGGCTGCTGCTATTGAGATGGTGGATAGCCCGTTTAGTACTCACACGATGGGGATTGACTTGGGCAATGTCTCACACTTTGTTGTCGGGGGTGTGAACTCAGAGGGCAGGGCAATCGTAGTCCACTACGAAAAGGTGCCGTTGAACCGATTTAGAGAGAGGTACTTCGACCTGAAGGCTCAGTACAGGGTTACAGTGGTCTGCTCGGATATACAACCATTCACAGACCTTGTGATGTCTTTGAGCATGGACGACCCGAACTTGTTCGCATGTCAGTATGTGACCAGGAGCGGGTTGGAGCTGTTTGAGGTGCGCCAAAGAGAGCCAGACATGGACAAGGCCACAGGGCCCTTGAGGCAGGTGGCTGTAAACCGCACGGCGATATTTGATAAGTTGATGGTGGAGACTAGGGAGGGCCGACTCCTGTTCAAGCGCACACAGGAGTGGCTCAGCTTCCGTGCTCACGCGACAGATATGAAAAGAGCCCAGAGCCAGGTCCGCAATGGGGAGTTTGTGTCGAATTGGGTTAAGAGCAATAAAGGTGTCGACCACTACTGGCACGCAACTGCGTATTTCCTGATCTCGTCCCAGATGCGAGGACTTGCAGCGGGAACCTCCCCACTCCCCACCCTCAGAACCTTCAAGCTCAAGGCAGCCACTAGGGATTGACATTTTTTCGGACCCCTCCCAGTATTCTCGGGATGTTCGAGACCATTAAATCCTTCTTCACTCGTGCCGGCCACCAGGCGGCGGCAAGCCTGCCGCCTGTCGTCGACCCGAAAGTCCCGAACAAGCCGCAGGCTCAGCAGTCGTTCTCTAAGCGAACAAGCACATCCAAGGGAGAGCAGCGCCTCATGTCCACGGACAGGCGCACCGCAAACCTTGACATCCTGACGCTGCGCAACGGCACCTCTACCAAGAGCACCATTCACGATCTCGCGCAGGTTTCCCCTGACCTGTCGGCGAGCGTTTACGCCTACCAGCGCCTGGTGGTGACGAGGAATTACTCCGTCGTGGCAAGAAACCTTGATGGCACAGTCAACGTGGATGCTACAAACCTGGCCCAGCAGGTGCTGGCCCGGATCAGCTACCTGTCTGATTACTCACAGGGGTTCAATGCAGTGTCAGGGGTTCACGCACTAGCTGAGCAACTGTGCATGGAGCTCCGCCTGTACGGGAGCTGCGCAATGGAGCTTGTGTTGGACAAGGCGCGCACACCGAGCCGCCTGCAGCCTGTCAGCACCACGCAGATCGAGTTTTACGAGGACGATTCAGGGTTTGTCTCTCCGCATCAGCGCGTGAATGGACAGGACATCCCCTTAGATGTGCCTACCTTCTTTTACGAAAGTCAAGATCAGGATCAGCTGACGGCATATTCAAGCTCCCCCATGGAAGCGGCACTGCAGGCGGTGCTCGCTGACACGGAGTTCAGTAATGACGTTCGCAGGAGTATCAAACGTGCGCTGCACCCGCGCATGAACGTGTCGATCGATTCCGAGAAGTTCCGCCGGTCCATACCCATCGACGTTGCAGGTGACGCTGACAAGACGGCCACCTTCCAGGACAACTTTATCTCTGGCATCAGCAGCACAGTCAACGGCCTTGAGGCGGATGACGCTCTGGTGGCGTTCGACAGCGTGGCGTTCAGCTACCTGACCAACGGAAACTCTTCAATATCCTCTGAATGGGACACCCTGCAGAAGATGACCAACGCCAAGATGGCGACTGGCTCCAAAGTGCCTCCGTCAGTGCTTGGTCACGGGTCGGGCAGTGCCAACATCGCCTCGACCGAGACGCAACTCTTCCTCAAACACGCCGAAGGTGTGCAGAACAAGATCAATTCGATCCTGTCGAGGGCTATGACCCTAGCAGTGCGCCTGCTTGGCCAGGACTGCTACTGCGAGTTCCTGTTCGACCGAGTGAATCTGCGTGCCGACGAGGAGCTCGAAGCCTTTAAGGCCATGAAGCAGTCGCGCGTACTGACTCAGCTCAGTTTGGGGATCATCAGCGACGAGGAGGCTGCCATTGCGCTCACTGGGAGGCTGCCGGCGGCGGGGGCGCCGAAGCTGTCAGGAACCTTCTTTATGGCGGGTGCTTCCGACCCTGCAGCCCCCAAAGAGACTAACCCGTTGAGCAACACAGGGGCCACAAACGGGGGTCCTCAGGATCAGCGCCCACAGACGCCGACCCAGCCTAAAGGCCCTGTTCAGGTGCAGAGGGTGAAGTGATGTCCTCACACCATATTTTGCCTAGGATGATGTCACTGACAGTGCATTGCCTTAGCCACTTCTCTTTTTCCATTTTGAATCTATTTCCGGGGCTTTTGCCCTCTCTTAGGTTGATACGAAACCGACTCAGGGTTGCTTTTTCAGGTACTCCTCTAGTGCTCGTCGGATCAGTTCAGCGACTGCGACGTCTCGTT